ATCCGCCAGGATTTTTCTCGCGGTGAAATCCGACTGCCTGGCGTTGAAGACTGCTTCTGTGGCAATAACGTCATTGTCACAGTATTCTGCAACCTTCTCCCACAGCTCCTCTGCCACAGGCTGGTCCCAGGGCAGGCCGAGCTCTTTGTGGTGGATGCCAAGCTCGATTTCCCACTTCTTCAGGCCCTGCTTCTTGGAGCAGAAGTCGTAAACATCGGTATAGCTGATGTTATATGCCTCGCCGAAGAAACAGTTTTTGCCACCACCGATGATACGCTGACTGAGCTGATACAACTGCTCATTCGTATAACCCATAAGCCGTGCATACAAAATATGATTGTCATACCGGCGGCAGTTGAATCCGACAAGGCGGAATTTCAGCAGCTCCTCAACCTCAGTCGGTGTGGGGTTAATCATCCTGACAACAGGCTTCCCCTCACCGGCAATTTTCCAGTTGACCAGAAACAGGTTTGGGAACACCTCAACGTCATAAAATACGATACTTGCCTCGTTGTCGTCCGAACCCTCCGAAATATCATCAGACTTGAACTGCATCTTGTTCACCAGCTTGATACAGTAATCAGCCTTGTGGGTGCTGTTGGCCGCAAACGCCAGAATCGCATTACGCATGTCTGAAATATCATAATGCAAGCCGCTGTCGTGGGCGTCCTCCAGAATCTTATGAATGAAGTCGATGCTGGGTTTCGTACCAGGATGAATCTCCTTGTTGAGATTTCTCTTAATCAGAGTACGAAGCCCTTTTTCGCTCTTAATAGTATCAAAATTGACCATTTTCTCTCCTTTCAGTGGCAATCCTGAACTAATTGTCGCAATAGGTAAGTTGTTGCACTTTGTGAGTTTCCGTCTGAGCGAGCTTTTACCCGTGAAAACTTTAATCTCCACATGAGGTTTGTACAGCCTTTCCAGCATTGACACATCGCCGCTATAAATATAATGCAGGTGGATGCCAGCACCGCTCTTGCTCAGTTCTGCGTACGTAGCAGGCCACTTGCTTGCCTCTTCCAGATTCCGTTCAAAGCATTTCTGACCAGACTCATCTGGAATATCAAAGTCGATGACAATGTGGTTCTCAGGCACCTTGACATAATGGAGCCGCGATGTGTCCAGAGCAGACAGGGTCGTTTTCACATTGTCCCATTTCTTTGATGGCGTCTCTTTTGCAGTGGCGTACTGAGCAGGGCGGTCTGCATACACCTCGTCAAATATAGACGCGGTGGTGTCAAACTGTATCAGATGGACAGGAACTGGCTCTGGGTCCTCAGATGGCTGTGCCTCGAACTTATCAGCCCGGAAACCACTAAAATAGCTCCTTGGGCGAGTGCCATCTTCCAGTAACGGCCTGTCTTTTACCTCACGGAAATAGTTTTTCAACTCCTCTGTAAATATCCGCTTGGAGAAAGGGTACGCGACCTTTGCCTCTTCGCAATAGGTCCGGTACATCTCCCAGGCGGCTTTCAGAGTCGTCCCGTCGTCCCGCTTAAACACGAGATAGGAGTCAAGCATAAAATTGTAGAAGTCGTTGGAAGCCCCCAACATCGACATCGGAATATAATTGTCATATCGGTCGGGGTTCTCCTGGTAGACTTCCTGACAGTGATACGCTATTGCTCCTAGTTCAAACTCGATCTTCTTCATGAGAGATTTGTACTCCCGCAGACCAACCTTGTCTCCTGTCGGGTGTACATCAATCAGTCGTCGAATCAGACCCGATCGTCCGTCTGTAATCCGTACAGGCTTGTTTGTACCCATGAACAGGAAGGCTCTGAATCTGCTGGAATATGTTGACCGGAATTTCTCATTCACTGTCATCATCTCATGAGAGACCAGACTGTTTAGTCTCGTGTTGTCCTCAATCCGGGACAGATCGCCGTCGTGCTGGATTGCTACAAGCGGATTGCTCTTGAACGCCTCCAGCGCAAAGACATTGCTGGATGACCCTAGCGCCTTTGCGTCAAACACAGAATAATATCCCTCAAATAACTGCTGAATTATGTTAAGTACAGTGGACTTACCGGTGCCAGCCGCACCATACAGAACCAGGAATTTCTGCACTTTCTTTGAGTCGCCATTGACAACAGAGCCTATAGCCCACTCGATTTTCAGACGCTCATCCTCCGAATACAGCGTCGAAATCAGCTTGTCATAGGCGGAAATATCACCAGCCTCAAGCGGGTAGCTCAGCTTCTTGCTGGCATAATCCTTCTTGGTTGTCTCTGTGTTTGAAAATATCAGCTTGTCATCCAGCATATGAAAGGAATCGCGCATCTGCTTCTGACAATACTTGTGCCAGGAGTCGATCATGCCCGATTCCGCATCCCACATGTGCAACACCCTTACATGACCGTCAAGAGACGGGCGGTGCTCCTCTGCGTATTTGTCGAGTTCCCGGTCGATCAACTGAAGCGCATCCTGCTCGTCAGTTGACCACAAACCGCGTTCCTCCATCCAAATCGCGTAGAAGTCACCGCCACGAATCATGAGATCTTTGCTTTTCTTGATGATAAATTTTGGGTAGATTTCAATATCTCCGCGTTTCTTGCTGCGAGTTGAAATCATCAGAAAGTCTACCATCTCATCTTTTGATCTCCTTTCACATTACAAAATATCATTCAGGTACCAGCCCATCTGATACCAGATTTCTACTGTCCTAAGGTCGTGTGGACAGTTTTCTATTGTAAAAAGTCCTCCTTCGCCATTTCGTCTGTACTCTCGGTACAGGAATTGGTCAACCACATCATCGACATAGTCTTCGTCGTAGTTGTAGTCGTCCATACCATCCAGACCGAGGCTATGAACCATATCCCAAAACCAACAATGTGTACGACTCCCAACATCCGGGTCGTATGCAATATCCTCTTCGATGCGCAGCGCAAGGGCTACCATCATTTCAAGGACACTGCACGGACGCTCGGATAGGAAGTCGTCATCGACCGAATTTTCATCATAGGCAAACCTGTATCTCAGATCGATACCGTCTCTCTCCCGGTTTTCGTCCATCGGGAGAATATAAACAAAGTCGATCTGATGCAGCTTTGTCAGAAGACGGCTGTATGTGTGATAATTACCTACAATGTCGCACATCCAGTCGAAATACAGCCTTTCCAGAAAATCTGTCGTCAAGGACTAATATCCTCGTAGTTTCGCTCGTCGTATAGAATTTCGTAGTCGCATTTCAGCTTCGGATTACGGACATACACCGCGTCATCCTCAAAGTCGCCGAAATGAGAGAAGTAATCAGGACTGACCAGGTCCAGCCAGTCGTGAATTACATCTCCGACCTCATCTACGAGCACTCCATCCTTGTAATATGTAAGGGTGAAGCGCTCGAAGTCATCCAGCTCTCCAAAGTCCTCAGGTGAGATCACATAAGGCATGGTGGGCTGTCTCTTCTCCTCTGGAGAAATATAATTGGTGTCGTTCAGCAGCTGCTTGTATGCCTGCCGCTGTTCTTCGAGCGTAGGTTTCGATTCAAACAAATCTTTGATTGTCAGTTTCGGTTCTGGTTCAGGCTTGTTTTCGGAAATATCACGGCGGGCTTTTTCCCGTTTTGCGAATGTCTCCTTGACAGAGGCAATCTCTTCCTGAGCAATCTGCTCGTATTTATTCTTGGCAAACTGCCATGTCGCCAACGTACCGGCCGCCGCGCCAATTACAAAGGCAACAAAATATAACACATTACGATTCATGATCGTCCTCCGTTTTCAGGGTCATAGTGGTCAATGCCAGACCACCAAAAAGAAGGGAGACACTCAACAGAATGCCTCCCACAAGGTGTCTCTTCCGTTTGGAATCCAGGGTGAAGTCCAGCATGGATATGATAGACTCAAAACCTTCCAGCATTTAAGCACTCCTCCCTCCGGTCAGCACAGCAATACCGGAGATAAAGAAGATACCGGACATTGCAGCCAGAATGTAGGATACACCGGCCAGACCGTTGTTCAGCATAAATATCACTCCTTATACCATCAGGTCGAGAATGTTGCCGTCGACGTTGAAATCAAGCAGGATTGCTCTCTCATACCCGTTCACGAAATCCCGAGCCTTTGCACGGTTGACATCCATAATGCCAAAATCGACATAGTTGTCTCCATTGTGCTCCGGATTCTCCGGGTCATAGACCCATCCGACGATCTGCCCCGCTTTCGTCTTGGGAATATCCAGCGCCTCATAGACCTCATTCAGGAACAGGAAACCATTGGTCTTCAGTTTGTCATTTGCCTGCTGCTGTTGGGCACGCAGGAACATGAGGTTGTAGTCGGTGTCTTTCTCCCAGCAACGGCTTGCCTCGTCAAAGAACTTGGCATACGGGCTGTAGCCGTTCGGACCCTCTTCATCAACCACATCGATAGTCTTTTTGACCTTATTTTCCTTCCCGTTCTCATCCGTAGCCGTCTCTTCAATCTCCACGGCCTTGATGTTGTGCTTCAGCTCGTGGTCCACACGTTCACCAAAGCGCTCAACCACACGGCTTCGATACTCTTTGAAGCCACGGTCCACCGCAGAATATGCAGCAGCCACAGCAGTGTAGCGCTTCCGCAGGATGTTGTTGGATGCCAGAATGCTGGCAAGAGACAGCGCACCGAGTGCCACCGCCGGTGCATACAGCTTGACCAGCTTCACGCCAGTCTGAATATAAACGATGGTGGTATCCTTTTTCGCGTCCTCAGGCGTGTACTTCTCCGCCATATCGGCATCGTCCGAATACTTTCTGATGGCGTCCATCTGAGTCTTGGACTCCTCCAAAATATCACCGATCTTGGTGGTCGCCTTACAGGCCATCACGGCGCTGGTGACGACACCCACGACGCCAAATACGACCAGAATCTCCGGGCTGCGCTTCTTCAGGCGGAAACCAACGCGCTTCATGGTTCCCTGAACCTTGGCCAGTTCAAACTTTTTCATGTTCAAATATCCTCCTGTTCCAATTTTTCGATATGTGTAATCAGGTGGTTGAGGTACCATCTGGCTTTCTTCAGGTCCTCAATTCCGTTCTTGTTCTTCCAACGGCAAATATACTTGATGATATTGCCGGTATCGGTTGCCTCGATGCCCTTAAGGTCGAATGTAAACGCCTCAATGACATCAATTACCTCCAAACCCGTCTCCGATTTATAGTGCGGAGGATGGTTTACCATGTCACGAAGCTGTTTAGTTTCGTTAATCTGCTTGTCAAGGGAAACCGGTGTTGGTAATATTAACAAATGTTCTCCTGTCTCAGCAACATACGTAGTATGCGCTTCTGACAGATCAATCCATCCATACCAACCGTCTTCTACTGTAGGGATTCTTCCAATACAATCAAAAAAATCCGCAACGGTTGCATAGCCATAGTTGCAAATATGAAGTCTTAAGATATCCAAAATTTCACACACCTCTTCCTTATTATTGGAAAGGTGCATTCTTCTTACATCGATACCACTCAAAATATCACCCCTTTAATCGATAGGCAGGGCCTTCGGCAGCTTGATGATGTAGCCGCCATCACGCATACGAACGATTTTCGCGCTACGGATGTTGGTCCACCCGTACTTGTTGTCTGTAGGCGTGCTGCTGACCCCTACCAGATCGTAGAAGTCAAGGACGCTTACTACGCCGTACACTTCGATGATTTCATCCATGGCAGTCAGAACCTCCTCGGCTTCCCCTCGATTGTCCAGGACAATATCGTCGAAGTCGTAGCCGTTTCTGACAGGCGTACTACGACGGTCACGCTTGTCATCATAGTAGCTGCGGTAAGACACTCTGCCAGCGTTGTTTCTCTTTTTCCCGGTGTTTCCGGAACCACCGAACAGCGCCATATCCGTACCGCCAGTGATAACATCCCAGACCAGCTTTTTCAGTGCCGGAATAAGCACGTCTGTAAATATAAAGCTCTTTACAGAGTCCACGTCCTCCTGGACAAAGACATCTGCAAACTTTTTGAGACCGCTTTTCTTCCGCGATCTCACAACGCCGGAGACAACCTTTTGTGCTCGCTTCTTCTCTGGCTTTTCCTCTTTGGATTTATGAGAATTTCCTCTATAATCCATCAAATATCCTCCTTACAAAAAGAAAAAAAGGGAAAGCACCCTGTTACAGGTGCCTTCCCCTCTCGGTTATTCCATCATACTGTTCCTTAGGATATCACTCCTTGGAATCATCATCGACGATATTGAACGTATCCACAATTTCAGGATCATACTCCTCCACGCCGGTCTGAGACTTCTTCTTGTGAGCCTTGATCTTCTTGACCAGAATCGGCACGGTGTACATCAGCAGTGCTCCTGCCAATGCTCCACCGGCGAAACCGGCAACGACCTTGTTGCTACACTTAGAAGCCGCCTCAGCGATCTCCTCTGCGGGAACGAGTCCAGCAACCTCCTCGGGGATAGCCTTCGCCATATTCTCCATGTTTTCCATAGTTGTTCTCCTTTCAGAATATAAGTATTGGTGGATTTCTCCTCCATAATAGCCCCTGCAATTTTTGCGCATCACCAACGATTATAGTCATAGGTTGGCGCAACCTGGTAGTCAATTACCAGGCAGGGCTCCTCACCTTCAGCAAGGATGGAGTGGAAACTCGGTTCCACCAGAGACTTGTTCACGTTCCACCCGAGATCATCCCCCAACTTGGTCGAACGCAGACCGAGCAGGTAATATAGATCGTTCAGCGACACATAGCCGTTCAGAACCAAATTGCGATTCAGTTCATTGATAGCCCTGCGAATCTTCTCGATATCGGACTTAAAATATTGCCCGGACAAAGTATCGTAGCAGAGTGTATCGCCTTTGCCTGTAAATATCACTCTCTGCTCCGAAAGCGGTGCCTTGGCTACCTTGTCCTTGGCAATCTCATCGCGGATAGCCTTCTCCTTCTTCTCGCCGATGGTCTCGACTACCTTTTCCCGATACTCCTTCAACGCGGATTCAGACAGCGTATATGCCGTAGCCAGAGCCGCGTTGCGTCGGGAATTGGTAGCGCTCGCTCCGATCAAGCAGATGACGCTTACCACGCCTGTTATCGCTGCCGGAATATAACAGAGCCAGGTAGCTTTCACCGTCTCGACCGGAGTGAGCTTCTCTTCACCGAGCTTGTCTTTTTCCTGCTCAATGAGCAGGAGCGCCTTTGGGGTAGCTTTCACCGCCAGGAAGGTCGTGGTCAGCATACCCCCAATGCCGATGCCGGTCAGAAGTTCAGGACTGCGTTTCTTCAACGCTCGTCCCACACCTTTCGCAACACCTCTTACAGATTTGCCTTTCATTGTATGTCTCCTTTCTAAACTGCTCACAAGGAGCAGGGATTAACTAACCAACCAAAAGATCGGACGAACGCCAAAAGAGGCCGAGGCGCTGCCGTAGACCGCGAGGCCGTAGTTGACCACAACCGCGAAGTAGGCAGACGAAATATTATTCTTGCTCACATTGCGTAGCCAATACCATTCAGGCTCATTTAGATAACTTACAATCCGATTTTTACGTACATTCATTAGAGGAAGCTGATCGTCCATATCCGGCTCCACAACCTCACGGTACCAATCATCATGTCCGAACATCATACCGTACGTAGGAATGCTGAGCCCCTCGACCTTGTTGCGAATATCATCCGGGAATCGAGGATAGAGCACCGTCTCCAACCAAGCATATAGATTAGAACCCTCAAATCCTCCTTCATTTGTATTAGTTACGTTCATTCTCCGGACCGCAACGCAGTCATCAAACATAAACAGCGTTCGGTTCTCTTCGACTTTCTGGGCCGTTGCGAGGAATCCGCCAAAGTCTCCCATAGACAGGCGAATCTTATCACCTACCTCGATCTTGTTGTCAGGTACCCACATCGTTTGCATTCTCATTACTTCCATTTTTGTTCTCCTTTCAGTCAGCCATTTGTAAGCATGTCATCAATGACAAGTGCTAAATCATACGCGTCCCAGAATATCTGCTTGTTGCGTGGATTCAGGTTTGCGTAACGATACATCTTTTCAGAAAATCGGTCGATTGTTGTCAGAGGCGGAATATCACTCTTTATCAGAGCAGCTGTGAGTTCCTTGGCTGCCCATTTCAAGTGACTCAGTCGCTCTAGACTTGGCCGTTCGTACACCTCGACAAACTGGATGTAAATATCGACCGTCTCAATCGCGACTCTCTTTGAGCTCAAAAGAGAAGAGCCCTTGTTAGGACTCCTCTTCATCGTTCTTATCGGCCAATGCCTCGTTGACTTTCTCGTCGATCATCACTTCCATCTGTTTCTCGTTCACCCAGTCGGTAAGCAGGGTCACTGCAATACCAGCTGCACTCAACGCCATACCAACAATTCTAATGATCGGTTTTGTCATAGGGACCGACCTCCTTTCCATAATAGTCCTTGCGTTTTTTGCGGAGTTACAGGTCATCCAGAAAAGCATCCGTCGGAGTCTGAACGGCGTCAATCACCCAGCATTCCAAATTATCATCTTCGTAAAGGGTTTTGTAGTGGTTGAAGTCGATCCAGTAGTAGTCGCCGTCGGCATTTGTCCGGCCATTACGGTCTCCTTCTTCTGTCT